ACTTCTCTATTTTTATCAAGATCTTGCGGAGGTAGATTATTTTCCACTAAATTAAGAAACTTACTCATACTTATATTTATCTAACAACCAATAATTTGTTACTTAACTGCTTGAAGTATACATCATAAAGGTAGCATAAATTATATGATTTTAAAAACTTAATTAAGTCTCTAAAGGAAAACTTAAGAACATCAAAGTTATTACTGTAATATAGTTGTGTTTCTAATGTCACCACCTTATCAACTACATTGTTATGTATTCCATCGATAAAAAAATCAACTGATGTTTCACCAATTATAAATTGAAAGGGTAATTTTTTTAAAGCTCTATATATCAATTTAAAAATAATATCAAATTCCTCTTTAGGTATGTGCCTAGTATTACGATTAATGTAAATAGCAACAGGTTCTTTTAGAGCCATAGCTTTAATTCGATCACATAGTGTAACAATAAAAGAATTTATAAATATTTTTTGTGTATCTTTATGTTTAAAATCATTACGTATACCGTATAGAGATATATCATGATTATATTTATCAAAAGATTTCTTAAGAATATAATCAAAATTTAGCAACCTAATGTTGTATCTTGATAGTTTGTAATCTATAATCATTTCCATTTTTTGGTTTTCCAACCCGTAAGTTAATAATTCCATTATAATAGTCTTCTCTAAATAAGACTTCCTCTTCAAATTGAAGTTTAGTCTCAAAATATGCTAACTCAAATTTTGATTCACAAATTCTAATTATTTCAAACTTAAAGTTAGACTTACCGTAGGTAATTATGTCTTCGTTAAGCTCGCGTGATGAAGAAGTATACGTTCTCCAGTCAGTTTCACGTTCTTCATGGCGCTTATTACGTTTTCCTTTTAATGGCTTACGTTTAAATATAGTCTTACATTGCTTTTTACCAATATATTGTTTTGAATTACTCAAGCATGTAATCCTATATATAAATCCAAAGGGCACCTCATTATCCCTGATATCTACAGATGTGATCCAGTGACCTGTATCCATTATTTTGAAACTTTCCTTCTACGTTTTGACTTTGGCTTAATAACACCCTTCCTTTTTTGAATTATAGGAGGTCCATCAGGAGTGTAATTTCTCATATCACCTTTACCAAAACTATCAGTATTACCTACAAGATCTGTTACTGTATTCGTCATACCTAATGCGCTTGCTGAGTCCATCTCAACAAGTCTTTGATAAAATTCCTCAATAGTTACAGTTGATTTCATGTGTTATTATATTTATAATAAATATGTGGAATTGATAGAGCGATATAAAGAAGAGATTGATAAGGATCTTATAATTAATGAATTTAATATTAAGGACGTCCAACTAAAACTACCTTCACGGAAACATTTTTGGGCTGCTAGATTGATTGATGCTAAGATTACACACTTTAAACTTGTCAAGCGTAAAAAATCTCTTAAGGAATCTATTGCAAAACGTATTATTAATGAAGCTCCTGTAAGGGTTACCCAGCAAACCGCAGAAATAGCGGCAGAATCTTCAGAAGAACTGCAAAATATAACTATAGAAATTAAAGATTATGAGTTTGTCATAGAGTATCTTGAAAAAGTTGAAAAAATTATGTCAGGTATGGGATTTGACATCAAGAATATACTGGAAATTATGAAAATGGAACAATTATGATAGAGTTAGGTTATAGTAAATCTACAAACAAGCTTTTAATATGTTGTGACGATAGTTTCATATTTAATAATCTACGAGAACACTTTAGTACTGAAAATAAAAATGCATCTTTTATGCAACGTAGGTTTAAAACCCGTGGGGTAAAGATACCAACAAGAAAATATGTAATTACACCAACTGGTACATGTGATATAGGTATGTATTGGGAAATTAGAAGATATTTGATTGAAAATCAAATTATTTTAATGGTTAGCCTAACTGATGAGCTTACAAAAGCGTTGAACATAGGTACAGAAAATGAAATCTACACGAAATTTAACTTAGAATTAAGAGATTATCAGTCAGATGTCCTCAAAAAAGCTCTTAAATTAGGTTGGGGTACGTGTATTTTAGGTACAGGCGCTGGCAAAACACTCGTTACTGCAGCACTTATTGAAAATTACTATAGAAATAGTAACAATAAGAGTACCTTTAAGTGTCTTGTAATTGTTCCTGATTTAACTCTTGTAACTCAGACATACAATGAGTTTAAGAATTGTGGTGTATCATACAGCTTATCAATGTGGACAGGCTCAAACAAGCCTGATCTAACAGCTAATGTTATTGTTTGTAATATTGGTATATTACAATCACGCTTTATTGAGTCTGAGTGGGTAAAATATATTGATCTTTTAATAATAGATGAAGCACACAAAGTACGATCAAGTAATAAGATAAGTAAAATCATTACAAAAATTAAAACACGCCATCGATACGGTTTTACAGGTACACTACCCGACAATAATGAAGATAAATGGTTTCTTATAGGCAAGCTCGGCCCAGTTTTATATGAAAAAACAAGCTCAGAGCTTCGAAATGAAAAGTTCTTAACTAATGTAGAGGTTAAAGTTCTTAATATTGATCACGGTAGTATACAAATACCGCGTTTAACTGATAGTGCTTACCGAAATGAACTAGATTTTATATATGAAAGTGCGGAAAGAAGCGGTTTAATAGCGAGATTGTGTAATAAACTAGTAAATAACACACTAATTCTCGTTAATCACATTAAACACGGTGAAATTCTATATGAAGTACTATCAAAAATGTGTACTGATAAGCAGATTTACTTTATTCGTGGTGAAATCGATGTTGAGGAACGTGAAAATGTTAAAAGGATAATGGAAAGTCAGGATAATGTAGTGTGTATTGCTATTAGTGCTATATTTTCAACGGGAGTCAACATAAAAAACCTTCATAACATTGTTTTTGCTGCAGGAGGTAAGTCTTTTATACGAACAGTTCAGTCAATAGGTCGTGGATTACGTCTACACACTAATAAAACCAGATTAGTTATAATAGATTTGTGTGATCTACTGCATTACGGTAAGAAGCACTGTGAGAAACGTATTGAAATATATCAAAAAGAAAAAATAGCTTATTCTGAAAAAAAAAATAAAACTATATTGATTTATTTAATATAGTTAATAGAATAAGCGTATGTCCAAAGCAGATTACTATATAAGTCCAAAAGAATTTAAAGAATCTCTTAAGAAATTTTATGATTCTGATGTACTTACTAATGATTTAGCTGAAAATGTTAAAAAAATAGCTTATGGTTTAAGCTATAATAATAACTTTATTAATTATACATATAAAGATGATATGATTGGTGACGCTCTTATTAAGATGTACTCAGCTCTATCCCGGAAAAAGTATAGCTTTGATACAGAATCAAATCCTTTTTCATATTTTACTACAATTGCGTTCAATGCATTTATTAACCGCATTAAGAAGGAAAAAAGACACCACGAAGCTGAAAAAAATTATCGTGAAAAAGTATATGAAGATGTTATGACAGATCCTGATAATGGGGGAGCATATATATATGTAAAGCCATTATCAGATGATAATGATGAATATGATCAATATTAATAAACCTAAGGTCGGAATTGTATCTGACCTACATCTCGGTGTACATACTAACAGTACACAATGGCATGATATAGCTGTTACATGGGCTAACTGGCTCGCTAGTGAGTTTAAACGTCAAAATATTAAAGATATTATATTTTGCGGAGATTGGCATCATAATCGCAGTGAGATTTCTGTAAATACCCTACAAATATCCGCAGATATATTAGATATCTTTAAACAATTCAATTTAATTGCTATTACCGGTAATCATGATGTATATTACAAGCACAAAACCGATGTAAACTCACTTTCAATCTTTAAGAGTCGTAAGAATGTAATGATTATTGATAAAGTTACTACGTTTACTGCGTTTGATAAGGTAATTACACTGTGTCCATGGAATACTAGCATAGCAGATATACCAAAAAGTGATGTAATATTTGGTCATTTTGAGATTGAGACATTTAAAATGAATACTTATAAGGTCTGTGAAGAAGGCATGAGTATAAAAGAGATGTTACAACTTAGCAATCTGATTATTTCAGGACATTTTCATCTCAGACACGAAAAAAAGTTTGGAGCAGGTACTATTTTATATGTAGGTAACCCGTTTCAAATGGATTTTGGTGATGCTGACAACTTTAAGGGCTACTATATACTTGATCTTGATACGATGGAGTATAGTTTCACTGAGAATACAGTATCACCACACTATAATAAGATAAGTCTTAGTGATCTTATAGCTTGTAACACTATTACGAGTAGAATTAAAGATATATTTCATAATAATATTGTAAAACTTAAGATTGATCGTAATATATCACAGGAAGATCTTAATATTCTTACTACTAAACTTAATCAGCTGCGTCCTCAGACGTTTTCTGTTGATTATGATATTAACTATAATAAAATTAGTAATGATAGTAAGGATAAGGACCTTTCTGGCATCGATATAACGCAAGCTATTGAAGAATTCGTAAATTTACTTGAAATAGATAATAAAAAAGATGTACTAGAATATACATTTGATCTTTTTAAGCGATGTAACTAATGAAAACCATAAATTTTACAAGAATCGCTATTCAAAACTTTCTTTCTATAGGAGAAGAGCCTGTAGTTGTTAATTTTAAGCGTGGATTACATGTACTTACCGGTAAAAACATAGATAAACCTGAAAGACGTAATGCCGTTGGTAAGTCTACCATAGCTGATTCACTTTATTTTGCTATATTTGGTGAGACACTACGTGAGATCAAAAAAGATCTTATTGTTAATAACATTACAGGAGGTAAAACGCATGTAGAACTTGACTTTGAAGTAGATTCACCACGTGGAAACAATAAATTTAAGGTTATTCGTACACTATCTCCTACTAAACTCACAGTTCTTAAGGATGGTAATGATAAGACTCGTGATAGTATATCTAATACCACAAAATATATATGTGAGGTTCTAAGTGCTTCACCGGCTATCTTTCAAAACTGTGTAATTATGACAGTTAATAATGCAATTCCCTTCATGGCTAAAAATAAAACCGAAAAGCGACGGTTTATTGAAGATATCTTTGGTATGGAGGTCTTTAGCAAGATGATTACTGTTCTTAGATCTGAATATAATGATATTAAAAAGGAATATGACATTCAGAATACAAAATTAGAGGAGGTAAATACAACTCTCACTGGTTATAAGGTACAGAAAGCTAATAGTTTAGAAAAAAAACAAGAAAAACGTAAACTCTACCTCGCGAGACAAAGTAATAATAGTCAGGAAATAATTGATATAACAAATAAAATCAATAATATTAAAAGTGAGAATGATATTGAGGTATATAGACATCAGATTTCTAATCTTGAGGTTAAGCTGACAACGTGTGATGATAAAATATCTAAACTTATCGAAGAAAGCACCAATAATAAAGCTATACTTAACCATAAAAAGGATCATTATAGTAAAATTGGTACAGATGAATCAAAATGTCCTGTGTGTTTACGATCAATAGCAGATCATGATAAGACGACCATTGAAAATGAACGTCTTATCCTTAAGCAGGAGTTAGTATTGATAGCAGATAAAGTAAAAACACTATTAATTAATACGCAAAAAGCAAAAGATCTTAAAGAAAAGGTTAAGGAGAGAATACAACAGACAACAAAATTACTTAATACTGCTAACTTACTACTACAATCTAAGTCAAACTTACAAACTACCATAGATAAGCTTAATGCGTGGCAAGAAGAACTTAAATCTGACATTAATTCACTTACAACTGATAGTAATGAGTTTGATGATCTTATTAATGCGACTGAAATAAGGGTAAAAGAGCTAGATGATACAGCTTTAACTATTAATAAGCAGCTAAGTAAGCTCGATATTGTTAAATTTATTATATCCGAAGAGGGGGTTAAGTCATATATTGTAAATAAATTACTCGAACTACTTAATAACAAGCTATATTTCTATCTTAAAAAGATTGATTCTAATTCAACGTGTGTTTTCAACGAATATTTTGAAGAGGAAATTGTAAACGATAAAAATAAAATATGTTCATACTTTAATTTCTCCGGAGCAGAGCGTAAATCTATTGATCTTGCGTGTTTATTCGCCTTTTCGGATATTAGAAGACTGCAAGGTGGCGTCAGCTATAATATTGCTATATATGATGAATTATTTGACTCTTCCTTTGATGCAAAAGGAATAGAACTTATTACAGAAATCTTAAAAGAGCGTGTTGAGTCACTTAATGAATGCACTATTGTCATCTCACACAGAACAGAATCACTAAAAGCCGTAACAGGTGAGGTAATATATCTTGAAAAGCGAGAAGGTATAACAAGACGTGTTGAATATTCAGAATACTAGTCTACATATAACCAGATGCACGTTCAACCATTTGTCAGTCCTTTTGCTAATGCTATAGCACAACCTTATGTAGGTAATACTGTAATATCTCCACCAACAAACCCACAACCTCACGAGCTATCTCTGCCTCGTTATGTAAACTACTTAGCGGACTATTCAGGATGTGGCTTTTGGCGGATTCTGTGGCCAGAACTCTTAATTAACTCTGAGGGTCATGGTTGCTCACAATCGCAAACGGCTATGATTTTTGATCCACGTTGGTATCAGGGGGTAAGGTGTGTGAAGGTACAGCGTCAAGCGTCAAATGACCAAAAAGAATTTGTTAAATATCTCAAATCTATTCAAAAAGAATGTGGATTTAAAATTATATACGAAGTTGATGATGTTGTCTTTAGAGAGGACATTCCTGATTATAATAAGTTTAAATTCGCTTTTGATAACGACGAAATTCGTAATAACTGCATAGAGATTATTAATATGTGCGATGAAGTCACTGTTACCTGTGACTATATGAGAAAATTATATCAAAAACGCACCGGTAAACAGGAAATTACTGTTGTACCTAACTTTGTACCTTATCATTGGATGGGTCATCACTTTAATAAGCAAAAAATCTGGAATAATTACGATAAAAATAGGCGTAAACCGAGAGTTCTCTATACAGGCTCTGGCGCTCATTACGATGTAGACAATAAAAATGGCGGTATCGATGATTTCTCACACGTTCTTGATGTAGTACGTAGAACTATTGACAAATATCAGTGGGTATTTGTTGGATCCTTTCCACCTCCACTATTACCGCTTGTACAAAGCGGAAAGATCGAATTTCATCAATGGCAATCATTGAACAAGTACGCAGGATTTATTGCTAGTCTTAATTCACAAGTAATGATCGCACCTCTACAAGATAATAGCTTTAACAACGCTAAGTCAGATATTAAATATATCGAAGCTTGCGTATTAGGTCTTCCTTGCTTAGTTCAGGATATGGAAACTTATAAAGACGCTCCTGCTGATCTTAAATTTAAGACAGGTGAAGAGCTAGAACAAAGACTTGAAACTATTCTTAAGAATAAAACAGCGTATTACAGAAATGTTGACTTCTTTAGACAGGTTGGTGAAAAGCGCTTCTTAGAATTAGACGAAAACATCGGCTGTCACCTTGAAGTTCTCAATACACCCTTTGGCTCTCCTGAGCGTAAATATCTTAAAAAATATAACCCATAATATATTGATAAGTCCTATCGATCGACTATACTAAAGCGTGTACCGCAACGCAATATATAATAGCAAGACTCAATCTGTTAAGCTATTAACCTGGGATACAAATGGAGGCCGTATATCTAGCGATGTCTCTTTTAATCCATTTCTTTATCTAGAGTCACCTACTGGTGATAAAACTTCTATTTTTGGAACCAAGCTTAAGAAGCGTGTCTTCAATACGCAATATGATCGAACTAAGTTTATAGCTGACTCCGGTAATAAACGCTTATTCGAAAATTTACCTACAGCTCAGCAGTTTCTTCTTGAAACTTTTTGGAGAGAGAATGAAACAATTGAATTTTCGCAATATCCACTAAAGACAGTCTTTTTAGATATAGAAACGCATGATCCGCTTAGTTATGACTCTAACCACAAGGTAAAAATTCAGCAAAATGACATCGAGACAACTACGACTGTAGGAGAGCTGTCAAAATTTAGTAAGAGTCATACGGTTTGGGATGAAAAAAAGGAGATATGGGTAAAAATACAAAATTCTGTATATATTACTAAGCGTAAGTATAATAACTTTCCCAATCCTGAAGAGGCAAACCATACAATTAACATTATTACATGTTATGATAACTTCTCCTGTAAGTTTCATACATTTGGGTTAGCGCCTTATACATGTACAGAAGATAATGTGATTTACCATCACTGTAGGAATGAAAAAGCACTACTTCTTAAATTTCTTGAGTATATTGAGTCTGACTATCCAGATATATTAAGTGGTTGGCATTGTGAGGGCTTTGACTTCCCTTATATTATTAATAGAACTGAAAAAATACTCGGTCAAGAGCATGTTAATAGACTTTCACCAGTAGGTAATGTATATTTTAGACTTATACGTGGTAAATTCGGCCGTGAAGTTAAAAGATATTACATAAGTGGTATCTCTTGCATTGATTATCTTGATATATACAAGCGATTTTGTTTAAATCTTCGTGAATCATATAAACTTAACGAAATAGCAGAAATAGAGCTAGGTGAGCATAAGACTGACTACGGTGATCTTAACATAATTACTCTTGCTGATGTAAATTGGGATCTATT